ACACCCTTGTCCAGAAGACGATTGTAGATGCTCTGAGAGTGCTCAAATAAAACACGAATATCCTCCAGCAAAACTAATTTTAAATAATCGGGAATATCGTCAATACTATTTTGACGATTTTTAGTATCCTGTCTACGAAGTTCTGGTAGAGGAATAGTTTTGCTTAAAAGACCAGTATCAGCATATCGTTGAGAAAACTCTTGAAATGTAAAACTACGATGCCTAAGAATTTGTGCTGCAATTCCTCTGGTTGTATTAATTTCAACAGTCATACTGGCTTGTTCAAAGATGCTCCAATGTTGGTGCTGAATACAATATTTAAGTAATCCAGAAAACTTTTCATTCTGTTGATTATTTGGATTACTTACCCGAGCACAGTATGCCATATGCTTTTCTGCATCTGGAGTAACACTAATGAGTTTAACTTCTGGTTTCATAAACTCAAATTCATCAATCTGCGTATCCATCGTCATCTTCATAAAAAACTTCGTCGTAATCATTTATATGTGGGGCAATTTCTTCATATTTGTATGAAGAAGCATCAGAGTAAATCTCTGTCTTAAGACAATCAACTAAAGACTCAAGATTTCTTACAATTAGTTTAAGTTTTTCTTTATCCATTTTGCAAGTTCCATTAAGGATATTATAGTTAAAAAAAAGAGGGGAGTCAAGTCCCCTCATACACTATGCAACTTGTGGTTGCTTTGCCATATTCAGTTGTGCAATTTTAAGAAACTTTTCTTTTTTTGCTTTTAGTTTAAGATAACGAACAAAATAAGTGTTCATTTTTGATCACCTTTTACAAACTTAACACCACGATAAGTTTCGTTATATGCTTGAGGTTGTTGCTGTTGTTGTGCCTGTTGTTGGCGACGAACTTCGGTGTCATATGCGACACCACGATATACGACTTGTGACATTAGGGTTCTCCTTAGTTGTTTAAGTTAAAGAGCGTTCCTTCAGTCGGCTTTTGCGTTCTCTATTTGCAAATAGAGAATGAACGATCCGTTCCGAGTCGGCTTACTTCCGTCCCATAGGGATGAACGATAGATGTATTATAACACCTACCTAAAATTTATGCAAGAACTTTTGTAACTTTTGTTACCGTTCTATATAACTTAATGTGTGATTGGTTGCATAAAGTTGTTGGATGATAATATCACATCCAATCTTTGGATTGCAATCACCGCAAGTATAAACATCTACTGCTGCTTTACCTTCTTCAGGCCAAGTGTGAATACTAATGTGACTTTCTGCAAGTAAACACATTACAGTGACTCCTTGTGGTTCAAATTTTTTCCATATTGTTTGAATAATAGTCGCACCTGATGCAACTGCTGCATTTTCTAACAAGTCTATGAGACATCGTTCATCATTCAAAAGAATAAATGAACATCCATATAGATTAAGTAGATAATGCTTGCCCATCTTCAAATTCTTTTAATAAACCACTGATTAATTTTTCGGTGCCATCCATAGTCTTAACTTCAAAAAGAGGAGACCTTTGATACTTTTTGATTTTTTTATATTTTTTCAGAAGATTTTTCACTTCATCTTTATTGATAGTAACATCAATTTTTTCTTTACTAAATCCTTCAGTCATCTTCTTTTCTTTTTTTCTGGTGCTTTGTATCCCCATAATTTTGGATTTACTCTACCATATCCAAAATCAATTTTTTGAACTGATCCTGCTCCATATTTATCATAATAAAAATCAAATAGTTCAGAACGTTTTCTGCAACGTGTTACATCCATTAATACTTTATTATTAACTTTGTACCAAATTAAATATGCATCTGTGGGCAGTGAATTATCTTCAGATTGCTCTACAGTTGCATTTTCAATCAATATCTCACAACCATATTGTTGTGGCAGAAAGTTATTTTGTGTTCTGTTTTTTTCTTCTGCCATATCTTTATCTACTTGTGTTGCAGAGGTCACGAACGATTACCCCATAGAATATCTGGATATGCTTCTTTTACCAGATCAATATCAATTTTATATTTTGATTGTAAATTTTTATCTTTAACTAATACCAAAATTTCTGCTTCATTTGGATGAAGACTTTCTAGAATTTGAATAAAAATAGTTTCTCTACGAATTGTAGACAAGCTATCATTACCACCTTTTACAAAATGATAGAGATTCTTGTGTTCTCTTCGAAGGGAAGAATGATCGGTTCCTAATGGATTTTCATTAGGTCGATAAGGAACATCACCTGAAGGAAGAACAGAAATTACACTGGAATCAAAGTTCCAAATTAAAATAGTTTTGAGAGCATCATTTTCATACTCTCGCAAAACTGAAATTTTTTCTTCTTGAGTATTTTGTTGACCAACTAGATCAAGAATTTCATTTACAAAAGGATTTGGAGGAAGTTTAGTTCTTTCTTCAGATTTTTGTACTGTTGGTTTTCTTCTAGTCGTTGTCGTCTTCTTCGTCGTAGTCGTCATTGTCATTTTCAAATCGTACAGCTAAAATTTCGTCAGGAATTATATTCCCATTTTCATCAAACATTTCTGGGTGTATTTGTAATGAAGAAAGATAATTTTTTTCAATAACATACTGTTTTAAAATCCATCCTACCACACCACCAAGAACAAAAAACATAATTGAAATTAATGTCCCTAAGGTGAGAGTTACTGCTAACATCTTTCTTCTCCTTGGAGTTACTTTTTCTTAATATCTAAATGAAGTTCAAATTGAAAATGTATCTCTCGATAGAAGAGAGAAATCATTTTACCAAATTTCATTTGAAATGTTTTTGGTTTTTCAGATTTCTTCCTCCTATTGCGTAGTAATAACTCAACACCCCGATTAATTTGGAGTTCATTATTATTTAGTTTTCTTTTTTCTTCCTGGTCTTCGGTCATAACTGTATTTCCAGGCATCTTCTAAAATACCATAAAGGTAGTTTCTTATTTTTCGTGCTTGAGGTTTTGGAATATGACCATAACCCTCACGAAGTTGTTTATGAATATCATCAGCACCACCCTCAAGATAATCATCAAGATCCATTACAAGATTGCTGATTTCATTTGCAGTTTTGCTTTCAATAAATTCTTCAACTTCACTTTTTTTTGTTCCACGAATTTTCAAGTAATCATAAAATTTTAAAACAAACCGTCCATTAAAAGCATAATCAATTGCCTTTTCAACATCATTATAAACTTCGTGAAAATTAGTATCCATTAAACCAGATTTTGCTCTTTAAGAAATTGAACCGTGTCGGTGCATCCACCAATATGTTTTTCATCAACAATTACCTGAGGAAAAGTAGAACCTTCTCCAAATTCTGCATAGAATTCTTCACGAGTAAAATCTATATTCAATTTATAAACCACATGTTGTAGTTCTGCTAATTGTAGCACCTGCTGAACTTTTGTGCAATATGGACAACCATCTTTTGAGTAAACTGTGAAGTTCATATCTTTTCCTAAGTTTTGAATTTTATTTAGTGAGTATAATTGAGGCCAAGTATCACGAATAATTTCTGCAAGTTTATGTGGAGTTGTAGAGGATATCATAGATCTTGAGTGATGGACATTATAAACATAAAGACACTAAAGAATATGAAAAATGTGAGAATGAAAAACATAAAAAAGGAGTTCTTGTGGAACTCCTCTATTTATTTTTTAGTTTTGCATCAACCGATGGTTGGAGCAGTTAAAGCAACAGGAGTCACATCAGCAGAAGCAAGATCCAGTATTATGCTCTTGTCCATCCTTTGCTATTTTTAACATGTCCATTTAAAACAGCACTCACATCATTATAATTCAAACCATGTTTCCTCGCAAATGCTCTCCTAGAATTTCCTTCATATATTTTTCCATCTGGTCCTCTTAATTTAAAAGGAGGAGATTTTGGTTTTAGAGCACCACGTGCATCCATCTCCAACTCATAATTAAGGGGATGTCCATATCTTGTCCACCCTTTATGATGATCTTTCTTTCCAGATAAAAGTTGTAGAAAAGGTCCAGATAGTCCATGCTCTCTCATAAACTCGGTTGCATTCTTCCCTTTATATTCTTTTCCATCTGGACTTACAACATGATATTCTATTGCACGTTGCTCAATAATAGATCGTTTAGATTTTTCTTTTGATTCTTCTGACCATAATCCCTTTCCTTCATCTCTCATCTTATGAAATTTTTCTAAAGGAGTTAGGATTGTTGATGGGTCAACATCAATATTTGTCCATCCTTTGTAACTGTCATACTTACCTCTAACTACTTCCCACAGAGTAGCTCCATTTAATCCATGCTTTTTAGCAAAAGGATAGATGCCTTTAGCAGTATGTATTTTTCCATTTGGATCTCTTACCTGAAACTCTACTGACTTTGTTTTTGCTGCCTTTAGTTGATTGGCAACTCTTTCTTCATATGTAAGATTAGCAAGTGCAGTTTTACCACTAACATATCTTTCTTTAGCAACTTTAGAAATTAATTGAGGATCTATGTTGCCTCCTATATTTTTATTGACACATTTTTCTTTTCCAAATTTTTCCCATCCTTCTCTAATGAAGACTTTTTCTTTATTAGTTAAATCTTTGTAGGAAATATCAGTGCCCTCAAAAAGAATATGTTTTTCCTTTTTCATCTCCCATAAATGCTCAATGACTTTACCAGGAGATCCCCAGTAATTTACATCCTCTTCAGCTGGCACTTTTGATTTACGAGAACCAATATAAAATCTACCATCTTCAAATTTAATTAGATATAGGTAATAATAACTCATAGTTTTTGTAGATATTCTATCATACTTTGGAGGATGTGGGTATTGTCTCCCACCTCACCTAATGCAATATTGCAAGACTTGCATAAGAGACCTCTAACTTTGCCTGTGTTGTGGCAATGATCAACCATGAACTTTCCATGCTTTCCTCCTGGTTCAGTAGTTCCACAAACGGCACATTGATGCTTTTGTTCCGTAAGCATCTGGTTGTAATCGTTGAGTGTTATTCCATACAATCTTTTTAAATCATTATTTTTTGTTCGTTCTGGATTCTCTTGATGTCTCTTTCTTACTCTTGCAATATCACATACTTTACATTTTGATTTACGGCTATTCGGAGAGTAACTCCCCCCTCTTAAATAAAAATCATTAATATCTTTTTCAACACCACAACTAGTGCAAACTTTTGTTCCTTCTGTCTGAATAGGTTTCGGCATTCGTGTATCTTTCGTGCATTATTATTTATACATCATAGCATAAAAAAAGAGACCCGAAGGTCTCTTTTGAAGAATATTCAGTTTTCAGGAAACTCAACCGATGGTTGGAGCAGTCAGAGCAACAGGAGTTGACTCGGCAGCTGCCAGGTCCAAAGGAAAGTTGTGGGCGTTTCTCTCATGCATCACTTCCATACCAAGACCAGCACGATTGAGAATATCTGCCCAAGTAGGAATAACACGATTCTGACTATCGATCAGTGACTGATTGAAGTTGAAACCGTTGAGGTTGAATGCCATGGTGCTAACACCAAGAGCAGCAAACCAAATACCAACGACAGGCCAGGCAGCCAGGAAGAAGTGCAGACTACGGCTGTTGTTGAACGATGCATACTGGAAGATAAGACGACCAAAGTATCCATGAGCAGCAACGATGTTATAAGTCTCTTCTTCTTGACCGAACTTGTAACCATAATTTTGAGATTCATTCTCAGTGGTTTCACGAACCAGTGAGGAAGTAACCAGAGAACCGTGCATAGCACTGAACAGAGAACCACCGAACACACCAGCAACTCCAAGCATATGGAATGGGTGCATTAGGATGTTGTGCTCTGCCTGGAACACAAACATATAGTTAAATGTACCAGAGATAC